ACAAAGATGAAGATTTAGTTGCTTGTCATACTTGTAATAAACAATGGGAGGTAGTTGATTATTTTGGAGAGCATTAGTTGTTTACAAGACAATACCTGTTACAATGACAGTAGATATGTACATAAGGAGTATATGTATAAGGTACTAAGTACATCAATATATGGTGGAAGTATGGAGTTTGACTTTGATACTCTACATGAAGCAAAGCTAAAAGTTAGAGAATTAAAAGACAACGACCACAGAGATTCTTTCATTGTTAAATTGATTGCAGTAACTAACTAAACAATTTAATAAATTTATACAAATAAAAGGAGGAAACATGATAGATGTTGATGACATTGAATTAACATTAGAAAACATACAAAAACAAATAGACCACAATCAAAATAATTTAGATAATCTATTAGAACAAAGACAAAAAATTGTCCTACAAGCATACAATAATGGTTTATCCATGATAAAAATTGCAGCAATACTTAAAGTTACTAGGCAAAGAGTTTTCGCAGTTATACAGGCAACAAAAAAAGAGGAGGAGTAATGCCTAAATTTAATGTAAATGATTATGTAATGGTGGAGGACAGAATTAAAAAGTTCAGGGAAGTACACCCTGCTGGACAAATAAAAACTGAACTTGTTGCAACCACAGAGGATTTACAAAGTGTCATAGTTAAAGCAGAAGTGTATGACAAAGATGGGAACATGTTAGGCAGCGATTTAGCACAAGACCATCAAGGCACACATAACTTTGCTAATGAATATTCATGGGTAGAAGTAGCAACAACATCTGCTATTGGTAGAGCTTTGTTTAATGCAGGTTTTCAAAAGTCTAATGGCGAAAAAAAAGCTAGTAGAGAAGAAATGCAAAAAGTTGTAAACAAACAAAATCAAAGTAAAAAAGAGGTTGCAAAGATTACAAACGAAAGCATTGAAAAATTTGCACAAGACATTGGAGCAAAGAAAAAATCTGTTGCAGACCAACTAAACTTTATTTTAAAAGAAATGATACCTAACGAAGAAAAAATGCAAGAGATTAAAACTAAAGTGTACAATGATATGACTAAAAACACAGAGGTAAATACTGATGTCAACAGTTGGACTAATAAAGACATGGATAAATTTTTAAATAGAGTTGAGGTGGCTTTAGAAGATGAGGATATTGTTGATGTTGTTATTGGAATAGAAAATGAAGGAGAAGATATGACAGACATACCAAGTGGACCATGGGAGCAAGACCCACCAACAGACAAGCAGCTTAAAACATTTAACGATAAAGTTGCACAGGCTACTGATGATGGACAGACAGAACTTGTTAAAAAGGCAAAAGATTTTCTTGCGAGTGGTAAGGCAACAAAGAAAAACATCTTTGATTGGATTGACACAGAGGGAGATTGGACTCTTAAAGATGGCTCTTAAATGTCATTGGAAAGTGCAGGGGAAATCTTTAGTGTTAAAAAACTAAAGGAAAAATTAGAAAAGAGATACCCAAATTACAATTTTGACATACCTCCTGAGCCAGATAGAAAGTGTAAAGCTCCTATCCTTTGTAATAACAAAGATAAAGTTACTTACACAGACAGCGAGGGCAATCTTTATTGTGGGCAAAGGTATAAATTAGTAGATGAACGAAACCAATATAAATGGGAGTGGCGAACCTGTCATGCCTTACTTAGAGAAGCTAAACAGGGAATTAAACCAAGTGAACTACCATTTTGATTATCAAGTATGGGTTGAGTTTAGAAAGAGAGGAAAAAGAAGATGATTGATGTAATGTTAAGCAAAGCAACTGTACCTATGTTGTTGCACGAACTACTTACAAGAAAAGGTGATGATGGTAATGTTTTATTTAATGCAAACTCAGTACCAATAGCAGGTAGTAAAGTCATGCTAACTGCAATTACACCTAACTTTACTATGACTTGGATTCCTGAAACAACAGAAGAGGAGTAATGGACTTCAACGAAATGAAGTACAACGACAGGGTAGAAGGTGGTGTTGGTAAACAAGCAGAGGATATATTTGAACAACACCTTACAGATTTAGGGCTAGTTAAACAAAAGGATTGGTTAAAAGCAGCAACTAGCCCATGGGAACATAGTATTGATTTTTTTTGGTACTACACAGACATCATAACTATTCCTGATTACATCTTTAATAGAAGAGATAGGTTGTATTTAACAGAAGTTAAAGGCACAAAGAAAATAAAATTTTCTGATATGGAAAAGCTACAGGAGTTATATGAAAGAGCAAGAGATTATCCTGAAGTTAAAGTTGGTATAACTTATGTCAATATAAAAACCAAAAAGGTTAAATGGTATTCTTTTGAAGAAGTTTTAAAGATGTGGGGTAGCGTAAAAAAACATCACACTTACCATGAGAAAGACTTTAAAGGTCAAGAAAAAAGATACAAGATATTACCTTTATAATATTTTTAAATTATCCCAACCTTTTTTATTGACAGTAAATGTAAGAACACCAGGGTGCGACCACATACCAGTTCTAGCAGTAAAGTCTATAGATTTATCTAAGCTAGGTGATTGAAACCAAGTTCTATCACCCTGCTGCTTACTACGAAAGTGATGATAGTGACCTGTTACAAGAATCTGACATTCACCTGCAGGAAGAAAGCCATACATCTGACCTTTCCACCAGTTTTCTATTTTAGTTTCAGGATTACCACCACTATTACCTGTCATGTGTCCATGTGTCCAACCACAAGTTATGCCTTTAATGTCCATGACTTGATGAAACCCATCAGGAACTACAACAGATACCTTTTTATATCTATCAGGATTAGCTTTCATAATCTCTTCACATATCTGCAAGTGCATTGTGTCTGTGTTGTCTAATCTGTTGGTGACAACCTGACCTTTCTGTGACCTAGAAGCTTCTCCATGATTTCCAGCACAACCTGCCAAAATTAATTTATCTGCATGTGGTAGGAAAGTATCTACTGTTTTCATCATCATAGACCTAGCTAACGCATACTGTTCTATCATTGTAAGTTCAATGTTAAATGGTTGACTATCGTAAAAGCCATAACAGTTTTCAGTCAGGTCACCTAATCCAATCATGTATATCTCATCTATTTGGACACCTACCTTACGCAGTTCCTTAATTCTATTTACTGCGTCTTGTAGGGCTATATCGTAGCGTTTAATGGTATTCTCAACGCCATAATCTTTCTTACCTAACTGCCAGTCAGCCATAAAAAACAAAAAAGCAGTATCTCCTCCATGTGTTTTTAGTTTTAATGGTGGCTTACGACCTGCTTGTTTAAATAAAGCCTGAAAATATTTGTCATGTCCAGGTCTTTTCTTCTTTACAATGCCTTTAAACGCATAAAAGGTAGTAGTTTGTCCTCCTTTTAGTTGTGCATTCCATGAACTAGCTCGTACAGAGCCCTCTATTTCGTAGATTTTAGGGTCAAAACCCCAACCTTGTAATATTTCATCAAACTTCTGTCTATAATTAGGGTCTGTTCCAACATGTGTGATTTCACCTAGACCAGTTTGTTCATTGACTTCCAGACCTGGTTGCCAACCTGATTTGTAGAAGTTATTACCCCACTCTTCAGGTATATTTTTATTGGACATATGTCCTCCTTTGCCCTGTCATTGACAGTTTACTACAAAGATAAGACAGTTTCAGTTACTTAGTGATTTGTTTTTTAGCGTATGTCTTGACTACTGCAAGGGCAGCACCACCACCAGCTAATGCAGCTAACTGAAGTGTTTCAGCTTCTACACCAACTAATGGAGCAACTGTCAATGCTCCAATGAACGCTTCAATGAAGGTCCAAATGGCTCTTTCAAGCATATCTTTGAGTTCTTCACTCATTCTATACTCCCACGAATCAGACCAGGGTGTCCACCATACATCTTTCTTAAATGTACCATCTTGGTTTCTTGCTCTTTTAATTCTATCAAACATTATTGAATTAACCTCCCTTTCAACATAGCATTACCTATTAAAACATTTCCATTTATTTCTTCTAATTTTTCATAAACTGTGTTAGCTAAAACAGTATGGTCTTTTGATTTGTTATCTGTTTCACCCTCTAATAATTTATTTATTGTAGTGTACTCTATGCTTACATCTTTACCTTGAAGCAACTGTCCTGCTACTTTTGAATACATTTTTTTATACGCTACTGTGCTGCTGCCTACAAACCCATCTTTAGATATTTCTAAATCTTGTTGTGTTTCGCCAACAATCAAACAACCTGATGTGTGTTCATCAGTATTTCCTGTGTGTATAAGTATATAGGTAAAGTTAGGAACATCTTGTATATGCAACATACCATAGTGAGCATTTTTGTACCTCTCTGAGTATTTAGCATGAAAACCACCTGTCTTTCTAAACTTAATATCATAAGTTCCTTCTGGTATGCAAGTTTCGTGCATTACCTTTACTGCTTGATATTGGTCCTCTAATGTGTAACATTCAAAAATACCATCTATAAATAGCAAACCATTTGTTGCATCTGTTCCAAATTGTGTTCTAACTACAGTTAATTTCACCTATACCTCCATATTCTCCATTACATATGGTAATGTATGTACCAGCTTCATTAACAAAAGTTACACACATTACTTACCACCACAGCAACCACTACCACAGCAGTCCATGTTATTCTCCTTTTCTAAAGCCTATGGTTAACAACCATATACCTAAAGTTATTATAGTAGCTAAACCTGTGATTTGTTGAGCACTTCCAGTAAGTGTAAGTGTTGCAATCACTAAACCAACTAAAGTCCAACTAAGATTTAGTGTTTCTTTAATTGCTTCTATTAGCCAAGACCATAACTTTTTAATCATTAGCTTCTCCTAAATATAAACGCAGCCATACTAGCTATTCTAGTCAAGATTACAGGAACTACGACCTCCTGTGCTTTTTCTTTCTGGTCCTGTGTCATATCATCAGATATGTTTGACAAGTTTATCTCTGTTATATTGTCAAAATCTACTAATACTTCTATAGGATTTTCTAAGAAAGCCTCATACTGTACCTCTGTCACAACATCAGCAAGTGTGTAATCCTCTACATCAGCGTTTTCAACTGCTCTCTCTACATATTCCTCTACTGCTTCTGCTACCACCTCATCATCTTTTACAGCTTCAGCAATAATTTCAACATCTTCTGTTTCTACCTGTAATACTTCTGCTACAACTTCTACCTGCTCCTCTGTAAGGTCTGCTACATCTTCAATAGCTTCCTCTACTACTGCCTGTATAACTTCTTGTACTTCCTCTGATACTTCTTCTAAGTTCTGTACACCAACATCATTAACTTCTTCAAGAACTTCTATGACTTCTTCTGTTTCTAGTTCTTCTACATATTCTTCTATAGCTTCAGCAACTTCTTCCTCTGTTGCATCTTCTTCTACGATAGGAACTTCTACAACTTCTTCAATCTCTGCAACTTCTACAGCTACTTCTTCTTTAGTAAGTTCTTCAGGTTCTTTTATTTCTTCTTGTATATCCTGGTCTTTGACATCTTCCTCTTGAACTGTATTTTCTCTGATGATGTCATTTCCTGGTATCTTTTTATCCAACTCATCTTCTACTACTTCTTCTTCTATAATAATTATTACTTCATCTGGTATCTCAATAATGATTTCTTCAAAGTCAAATTCTTCTTCAAGTATCTCAACATCAATCTCCACTTCCTCTTTAACAATATTTTCTTCTTTGATAGGTTCAATATCTTCCACTTCATCTTCAGATTCCACTTCCAATACCACAACATCATCATCAGGAAGCTCCTCTTTGGTATCTGGTTGTTCTTCATCAACAACTATTATAACTTCTTCAGGTATTTCGCAATCACCACGTTCCAAAGCAATATCAGTAACATAACAACCATATAACTCTTCATTCTTTTTCCTTTGGTTATCTCTTTCTACTGTACCATCTTCTACTTCAGACTGTTTGTATTCTGCTTTTGTTCCATCTTCCATTACAACCTCTACTGTTTCTGGTTCAGGTGGAGGTGGTGGAGGTGGTGGAGGTGGTGGCACAGTAGTGGTAGTTGTAGTAGTTGTAGTAGTTGTAGTTGTGCTAGATGTAGTGGTAGTATCAGGTACAGTAGTTGTACTTGATGTAGTTGTTGTTGTAGTAGATGTATCTACACAAGTAGATGTTGGAGCAGTCCATTCTCCTAAATTTATAAAAGGTAATTGATTAGGTATAGTAATAGTTTGTTCTACAGTTAATGTGCTATAACTATTGTCTGTATCATTATCAGACCTTATTTGTGTTCTAAATGTACCATAAGGGTTTTCAAAATATGTTTGTAAATCTTCCAAAGAAAATACATAGTAGTTCCATACAAGATTATCTGTATGTCCAAAAGAAGTAGATACACAATAAGCAGTAGTTGTATCTATGGTTTCATCACTAATCGTAAACCATATTGTATATTTTTCTGGTGGACTATCTTCAAATCCATCAGATGTATATATACCTATAGTTAAATCACCTGTTGTGGTATCTAAAGCTATAGACTGATTGTATGCAGGTTGTGTTGGAACGTGGTCAGCCATTACAGGCAAAGGTACTAGTAAAAAAAGAGCTAAGAGTATTCTTAGCATTACATTACAATCGCTGCAACAACTCCACCAAGTGCTACAAGTAGCGTTAATACTTTATAAAATTCTGCTTTATCTAGTTTTGCATCTAGTTTTTCTTCTAATCTATCAAGTCTTTCAATGACCATATTGAGTAATTCCTTCTGTGTGTAGCCATTGTTGTTTGTCATTTATGGTAAATCCTCTGGTCTTGAAATCCAATCCCATTCTTCATCAAAGTTGTGGTCAATTACAAAAGTTTCAGAACTACTTAAATACTGTAGTAATCTGTATATTTCTTTAACTATAAATCCAAATATAAATCCAACGAGATAATCCATAATTGGATTGTATCATAGGATTATTTATTAGCTAGGTTTTGAATTAGTTATAACTACTATTGTCTAAAAATGCTGCTCTTTTATTTATTTCCTCTGTATATTCATCATCAGATAATTCTGATACAACTCCATCATTATCTTTATGCAAAGGTTTAAGAGCTTCTATTTCTGTAGTTGCTTGTGCTATATAATCTTCTATTGCCATTATTGTTTTATTCCAAATATTTGTATATTACCTGATATTGTTGCACCACCAGGAGCAAATGGAAATATTTCTAAACCATCAAATTGTGTGTTATCTGTTTGATAACCATATACTTGTTGGCTATAAAAATTACTACTCCAAAACCCTTGTCCTTGTGCTAAATACTTTGTTGGTGCAGCAAGATTAGGTGCATACAAAGTTATATCAGAACAAGTCACATCTACTGAACCACTATCTACATCAAATAAATAAAGATATGTTGTGCCAAAAGAGTTGCCGTGTGTTTGATTAGTATCTCCTGTACCAACATAATTTCTATGACCACCATAATTGCTAGTTGTAGAAGTTGAACTTGCTCTAAGTCTTAATGCACATTGTGTTGTTGTTTCAGACCCATCAGTCAAGTTTATAAATATTTTATAGTTATCGTAAGTAGAACTAAATACACTATCTCTTGTAGTACTTGTTGATGTGCTAAAATCGTGGTCATCTATTTTAACTAAGCCAGTATTAGATACATCTACGCCATCTACATTACCATCTTTAATTAATACGCTGTCAATGGTTACACCAGCAGCAGAAGTCTTTTCAGATATTGTATCTACTTTAAGTTCGCTACTCATTTACAAGTTCCCACCCTTTAGTGTTATCACCTTGGTATGCGTTCTCGTTCCAAATGTAAGCATTACCATCATCTGGGTAAGCAATAGGTGCTTCCCATACCCAGTTAGATGTAAGTGTCCAACTACTATGTGGTTGTGGTCCATAAAAAACATCATTGTCTGGATCATAAATAAACCCTATACCTGCATAGTTACCTCTAAAAGGTGTACCTTCGCCAGTATGTGTGTTAGCTATTGTATTGTAAGAAGTTCTTTTACAGGTTTGTCCTCTAAAGTCTGCATACCAAGCTTCCCAGTCTGCAAAACCTTCTGGTAAACCCTCTGTATCATCTTCATCTTTACCTACAATAACTTCTGTTACTATGTTATTTTTGTTTATAAATGCGTAATGTGCCATATCTATCTCCTATTATACACAACTGTTAAGGTCTTGTTATATTTAAAATCTTTCATTATGCAAAACTCACATTTCCTGTTCCTGCTGTAAATATTTCTATTTTAAACCCAGAAGGTGGGTCAGAAACTGTGCTTGATGTTAAACCTGCTCCTACAGTTATAGTAAAAGTGTCTGGGAATTTAGCAATTATAACTCCACTTCCTCCATTTGTATCACTTGGATTTGTAGTATCACTAAAAGTACCACCAGCACCACCACCTGTGTTAGCAGTTCCATTTTGTCCTTCATTTCCTCCACCACCAAGACCACCAATACCATTACTGGCTTTACCACCACCACCTCCACCACCAGAAAAGTAAACATCAGAACCATCAACTTCTCCTACAGAATATGTTGTAGCTTGTGCAGCAGTTATTAAAGTAGTAGTAAGACCAGCACCACCATTACCAGCAGTTGTTCCAGAGGCATTACTACCAGCACTACCAGCACCACCTCCACCACCACCTACTCTGTATGTACTATTACTATTACTTATACCAGCACCACCACTATTACCATTTACACCTGTTGCAGAACCACCAGAGCTTGAACCAACATTAGTATTAGATGAAGCTCCACCACCACCAGAAGCACCAGATGCACCATTCATTTGACTACCAGAACTTGCACTATTAATTCCTTTACCACCTCTACCACCACCAACAGCAGATGTTAAATGTAAAGAAGAAGTACTTCCATTTGTACCAGAGCTAGTACCTCCAGCACCAACAGTAAATGTGTAGTTTGTATTTTTTAAAGTTACTACAGTATCTGTAACAAAATCTCCAGCTCCACCACCACCACCACCTTGTGCATCATTTCTCATACCACCACCACCACCAATTATTAAAGCATTTATTTCTACATAAGAAGCAGCAAAATCTTGCCAAGATGAACCATTGTGAAATTGTACTTTATTGTCAGTAGAGTTGTATATCAAATCACCAGCAACTGATGTAAGTGCATCTCTTTGTGTTGTGGTGTATGACTTTAATCCAAGTGCATCATCTATAGCTACATTGTTGCCATCATTTGTTGAAATTTGATTTGTTTTTAATTCACTCATTATGAAAAGGTCACTGTTCCACTTGTTTCTATAATTATATATTTTTCATTGTTTGTAGAGCTTACTTCGCCACCTGTTGAAGATGCACCATTACTTAAATTTGCTGTGTAACTATCTGGGTATCTTAAAATTATTACACCAGATCCACCAGCACTACCAGTTCTAAATGTACTACCACCACCAGGGTATCTAGCACCACCACCACCACCAGTTAAAGCTGTACCTGCGTTAGATGGTCCATTCCAAGTTTCGCCATCAGCACCACCACCAGTTCCACCTGTGCCGTGATGCCCACCTTGGTCCACATTACCACACCCACCACCACCACCACCTCTTGTGACTGCTGAACCAGTAATAGATGAAGATAAACCATTTCCACCATTTCCACCATTGTAGTTACCATTTGCATCTTCTCCATCAGCACTAGCACCACCACCTCCACCTGCTCTAAAAGGATTAGTACCACTACCTTTACCACCTTGACCACCATCTTTACCTTGATTGGCAGTTCCTGTTCCACCAGCGTTAGTATTAGCTGAACTATATCTTGAACCACCACCACCTCCAGAACCACCATTAGCAGCGTGTCTATAACTACTTGTTGAACCACTAAATGTTCTACCACCTCCACCACCACCTGTAGAAGTAATATTATCAAAAACACTATCGCTACCACTTGATACAGTAGTACCAGATGCTGCACCACCAGCACCTACAGTTACTGTATAACCTGTTCCTGGATTTATGGTTTTATCACTTTCTGCTGCTGAATTAGCTCCAGAAACATTACCAGTTCCATAATTAGTACGATAACCACCAGCACCACCTCCACCACCAGCATCATAAAAATCTCCTCCACCACCAGAACCACCACCACCTATTACTAAATATTTAATATTAAAACTAAATGTACCTGCTGATGTTGCGTTCCAACTTGTACCATTATAAAAATCTATTGTTCCATCATCAGAATTGTATATTATATCTCCAGCACTAGATGTAAGTGCATCTCTTTGTGCAGCAGTATAACCTTTTATTTGTAAAGCATCATCAATAGATACATTATTACCAGAGTATTTACCTATAGAGTTTGTTTCTAGTGTACTCATTATAAATCGTTCCAGGTTGTTCCATTGTAAAACTGTACTTTATTGTCATCAGAATTATATATTATATCTCCAGCAGCACTTGTTAATGCGTTTCTCTGTGAGGTTGTATAAGACCTTAAATTTAAAGCACAAGTTAATGCAACATTGTTGCCAGATACTTTTGATATTGTGTTTACTTTTACATTAGCCATTAGATAACGACCATTGTACCATTATTCGTAATTGTTCCTGTGATTGTTATAGGTCCTGCTAATACAGCACCTGTACTTGCTGGAACTGAATAGGTAGCAGCTTGTGTTTGATGATGTTGAAATATACCACCATTTGTTGTTAGCACGACACCTGCTTGATTCCAGTCAGCCATATCTGTATTGTCTAGTTCATAATGTATTCCACTAGCAACACCATCTGTAATTGTAAAATCTGAATCTCCATCAACTAAAGCATTAGCTGAACCTGAAGCTATCTGGTCTGGATTAACTTTGTAAACTGTACCATCTGTAACATCTTCCATAATTAAGAAGTCATTAGATGTATCTACTGTAACACCTGAACCATCAGCTAAATTAGATGGGTCAACTGTTAAAGATACTGCACCAGATGTTGCACCTCCAGCTAAACCAGAGTTAGATGCTGTATTTACAGCAGATATATCACCAGTTTCTGCAGCAGCAGCAATAGTTATTGCACCATCTGCATTTGTAATAGTAATGTTAGAACCTGCTGTAAGTGTTCCTACTGCTGGACCAGATGTACCACCAATAAGTAGTTCACCATTTCCATCCATTTGTGCAGCAGCTAAAGTATCTGTACCAGAATCTTGTGAGATAATTACAGATTTATCATCAAAAGCTGTTGCTCCTGTACCACCACTTGCTACAGTCAATGTAGAAGATAATCCACCTGCTGTTCCAGAAACATTACCTGTTACATTACCTGTAACATTTGCAGTAATACTAGAAGGAAGTCCTATTGTAACTGTGTCTGTAGCACTTACTGCTACTTCTACTTCATTAGAAGTACCACTAAATGTTATTGTGTTACCATCACTAATTGTTTGTGATGTAGAACCATCTGATATTGTAAAAC